ACTATAAGATTCTTAAAATAAAGGAAGTTTAAATGGCTATTACTGCTGACAACGAACTTAAAATAGAAGGTGCAATTGGTTCGTTAAATTTAATTCGCTTACTTTATTCTAAAAAGAAAACTCCCGATAGAATAATTACGGAAAGAGTAGTAAGAGTAGTTGAGCCTTATGAAATAAAGGATGGTTATCTTTATGCGTGGGATACTACAAAAGGTAAAACAACAAAAACTTTTATATTAGAAAATATAAATAATGTTTTGGTTTTGGAGTCTAAGTTTAAAGATAGGTATCCAGATGCAGGCACAGCTTTCCCGACTTATGACACTACTCCACCACCCGATGCACGGAGGCTGCGGCCAGCAGTTAATACTACAGCGTTTGTATAGAGAGGTTTTTAAATGAAATTAGAAGATATTGGTGTGGTTGTTTTAAGTCACGGCCGAAAAGATAAACTTGAAAAAAGTTTAAAGTCTCATGAAGAAAATGGGTTAACTGATATGGTTGGGGATAATTTTATTTTCTTTAATGAGATTTCTTCTGACGATATAAGTTTAATAGAAAATGATTATAAAAAGTTTGAATGGGGTGGACATCCTCAAAATTGTGGTATTGGTTGGGGGATGGTAAAGAGTATAACAGAGTGTAATACAAAATATGTTTTATTTTTAGAAAATGATTTTGAATTAACAACGAATAAAAACGATATTTATAAACAGTTAGAATTAGGGTTACGTAATCTTGATAAAGGTGAGGTAGATATTATAAAATATCGCCAAATAAAAGATTATATAAATACCTCTAATGAAGCAAGACAATGGCCATGCAAGGAGGAACCAATCAGTAATAGATCTGAAAAAGCCCGTAAGGGTTGTGAGGAAAGAAATTGGTGGATTGGTTTTGGAGTAGAAGAAAATTTTGGATATGATAACCCGGATATTTGCGAAAAGATAGACCAAGAAAATGAAACTGTTTTGTGGCGTATGTCTTGTCAATATGCAAACTGGAGTAACAATCCTCTTCTCTGTAACAAAGAGTGGTTTTTAGAATTAGCTGTTAAAGTAGGTTTTAAAGAAATGACAAGTCCTCCAAATTCTAGAAGTCCTGATTTTGAGGAGCAAATAGAAGCCAACGGCTGGTGGCAGAAACAAGATTATAAAGTAGGTATTTTACCTGGGTTGTTTATACATCAACCATGAGAAAGTAAAAATGGAAAAAGAACAAGCAGAAGAATATGTAAAGTGTAGAAAAGATCCAGTTTACTTTATTAAAAAGTATGGTAAAATACGCCACCCCACTAAGGGTCTTTTACCTTTTGAACTTTGGGATTTTCAAGAAGATACTGTGCATAGTTTTTTAGATAAGTCATATAATATTATTTTAAAGGCACGACAACTTGGTATTTCTAGTTTGTGTGCTGCTTATGCTGGTTGGATGGCAACATTTTTTAAGAATAGAGAAATATATATTCTTGCCACAAAAAGAGATACAGCAACAAATTTAGTAGATAAAGTAAGAGTGTTTTTAGATGGTGTTCCTTTCTGGTTAAAATCAGAAATTGTAATTGATAATAGACAGAGCCTTCAAATGGCCAACGGATCTAAAATTAAATCTGGTGCTACAGGTTCAAACGCTCAGGACGCTGCTCGTTCAGAAGCATTAAGTTTATTGATTATTGACGAAGCCGCATTTATAAAATCAATGGATACTATTTGGACCGCTGCTCAGCCGACATTAGCTACTGGCGGTGATTGTATTGTCCTGTCTTCGCCTAACGGTATTGGAAATTGGTTTCATAAATCTTATATTGAGGCAGAGGCAGGTATAAGTGAAAGAGTAGGAACTAAAAATATATCCTTTAATGCTATTAATCTTCCTTGGAGTAAACATCCAGAACGTGATGATGAGTGGGCACGAGATGAAAAAAGAAAGATTGGTGATCAAGCTTTTGCACAAGAACATGGTTGTGACTTTCTTCAGTCAGGTAATAATGTAATTAGTTTAAAGGCTTTATCATGGTATGAGGACCACCCTACTGAAGAAGAAGCAAGTGACAATGGTTTTCGTCCTTTCCTAAGAGAACCAGAAGAAAAAACTTGGATTGATAAAAACTTATGGATATGGAAGTATCCCGATTATACCAAACAATATTTGTTATGTGCCGATGTAGCAAGAGGCGATGGAGACGATTTTTCTGCTTTTCATCTTATTGATATTGAGAGTTATGAGCAAGTAGCGGAATACAAAGGAAAGGTTAATACTGATGTTTATGCTCACCTTATTCATAATACTGCTGTTCAGTACAACAACGCTCATATCGTTGTTGAAAATGCATCAATGGGTCATCATGTAGTAATGAAGCTTATAGAGATGGAATATAAAAATCTTTATTGGACAATAAAAGATCTTACTCGTATCCATGAAAGTAATGCTAATCAATTATATTATGACCCTTATAATGTTCCTAAGAATGCTGTAGCTGGATTTACTATGAGTATGAAAAGCCGACCTGTATGTGTGGCTCGTATGGAAGAAGATTTAAGAACACATGAGTTTATACTTCATTCTAAAAGAACAGTAGCAGAGTTAGAAACTTTTATTTTTCATAACGGAAGACCCCAAGCTATGGATAGTTATAATGATGACTTGGTAATGTCGTTAGCTATAGGTATGTATGTGCGTGCTACTACATTAAAGTATAATAGTCAAAACGAGGATATTACCAAACAGCTTTTAAGTGGACTACATTTTTCCTCTACTCCTTATGAGTTTGGTATTTATAAGACAGACGATCAGAAAAAAGAAGAACAATTTAGCTTCGATACTGGCAATGGCCACCGCGAAGATTTACGATGGATGATGAGCTAATGACAGAAACAAATGGATGGGGGCAATATCAAAAATTGGTTATGGATAAGCTCAGTGAACATGATGAGAAGTTTACTTCTATAGAAGAAAAATTAATGAGAATACAAGTTGATATTGCTACTTTAAAAGTAAAGGCAGGTGTATGGGGAGGTGTCGCTGGTCTTATTCCTGTAGTTGTAGCAATTGTTATGTTTTATGCAACCCAAACTGGGGGTAAATAGTAAAAAGCGTGAAAACTGAAATCCGGACGGCCTCAATTTTTTGAGTTTTGAAAAAAAACGTTTATACAAGGATAAAGGAATATGGCGGATAGATTTGATGCATTAAAGAAACTACTAATGGGTGGGTCAGCTAATTTTAAGGTGCCCACGGAACGCCCAGGAATCAAAGCACAGAAAAAAGCTTTTGATACTTTTCAACGAGCATCCTCTGCACTTTATCAACAGTCGTTGATCGGCGGCGTTGAAAGAATGGAAAGGGTAAAAGATTATGAAGAGATGGATCATTACCCTGAGATTACTAGAGCGTTAGATATATATGCTGATGACTCTATGACTTATGCAGAAGACGGCAAGATTTTACAAATTGTTTCTGATGATGATAAGATTATTCATGAGCTTGAGGAATTACTTTATCAGCGTTTAGATTTAGACTTTCATCTTTGGACTTGGATTCGTAATATGTGTAAGTATGGTGATATGTTTAATCTGTTAGATATTGTGGATAAAGAGGGTGTATTAGGTGCTATTGCAATGCCAGTTGGGGAGATAGAAAGAGAAGAGGGTTATAATAATGATCCAAATAGTTTAAGGTTTAAGTGGACAGTTCAAGGTAATACGGTATTTGAAAACTATCAAGTTTCTCATCTTCGTATTTTAGGCGATGATAGATTTTTACCTTATGGTAGATCTATATTAGATTCTGCTCGTAAAGTTTGGAAGCAATTATTAATGGCCGAAGACGCGATGTTGATCTATCGTATTAGTAGAGCCCCAGAACGTAGAGTGTTTTATGTTGATGTTGGAAACATTCCGCCAAGAGATGTGGATTCTTACATGCAAAGTGCGAGAGATAAGTTAAAGAGAATAGCAGTAACATCAGAAGCTACTGGTAATGTAGATTATAGATATAATCCTGAATCTATTCTCGAAGACTTTTTTATTCCGGTTCGTGGTGATAGAGGGAGTAGAATTGAAACTTTGCCAGGTGGTGAAAATGCAGCGGCGATTGAAGATATTGAATACTTACAGAATAAGTTGTTTATTTCATTGGGTGTTCCTAAATCTTATTTGACGGCTGAAGAAGATTTAAGTGGTAAGAGTACTCTAGCTCAGGAAGATATTAAGTTTGCTCGCACCATTCAACGAATACAGAAAATTGTTATAAGTGAGTTGGCAAAGATTTCGTTGGTTCATTTATATTTACGTGGGTATGATGAATCTTCGATTTATAATTTTGATTTGAGATTGACTAATCCATCTACGGTTACGGAAATGATGCACCTTGAATTGATGGGTAGCCGCTTTAGTGCAGCCAACGAGATGGCGGATTCTGCATTACTTTCTAAGTATTATATTCAGAAAGAAGTGCTTAAACTTTCCGATTCTGAAATTGTTACTATTAAATTAGAAAATGAGCAAGAAGCTCAACAGGAACATTTTATAGAACAGTTAAAGATGGGCGAACAACCTGGTGAGGGTGCTCCAATGGGTGGTGAAGAAACAGAAACCGAGACTGAAAAAGAAACTGAAACTGAAACTGAAGATGATTCAGCTGAAGAAAATACTACAAGACAATATACAAAAGATGCCATGCCTTATGATCCTATTGGAACAAGAGAGATGCCTGGGTATCCAAAAAATTATTTTTTTAATGAAGATGGAGAAGAAAAGCTAGAAGATAAGCTTAATGATCCGGAAGCTGAAGAAATGAAGAAAACTTTAGATTTTATACGAAAGAAAAATAAAAATCGTAGATCTAAGACAGATATGTTTGATAGAACGATTGCTGATATTATGAAGTATGATCATGTAGCAAACGATATGATGGGTAATCTTATTAAGGCTAATGAAGAAAAAAAATTAGAAGAGTCTACTTTCGCCTTACTCAAAGATTTAAAAAATTAACTTTACTTGAGTGAGCATATATTTATTTTGAGGGATAATACACAATATTGGGGCTTAGTATGAAACATAAGAAACAAAGAAATGTAGGCATTTTATTTGAAGTGTTAAATCATGCTGTGTTGAATGAAATTTCAAAGAGCCATGATAAAACTGCAAAAGCTATTTTTAAGGTAATTAAGAAACATTTTATGAATGAAACTCAAGTTTCTAAAGCTTATAAAATATATTCTCAATTACTTTATAGTGAAGCACGTAACCCTTATTATGCAACGCGTTTCTTTTCTAACTTGATGAAAGAATATCATAGCAATGTTGATACAGCAGCTCTTTATAAAGAGAACACTCAACTTTTAGAAGATATTAGTAAAGTATGTGATCGTAAAAAAATAATGAAAATAAGTGTTCCTAATTATAAGCTCTTTGCTAGTTTTAACATTTTAGTTAATGAAGATGATATTAGATTCGGTGGCCAATATCTTTCTAGTCGTGATAGAATGATTTGTGAAGAGAATGTTTATGAACATTTGATTGATAATAAGGAAGCTAAGCGACTTAAAGAAGCCAATGCTCATCATGATGAAAAACCTAAAGATAAAATTCAGATAGAGCAATTGGCTTTGGGAATTGCTTTGAAGAATTTTGATAAGAAATATAATAAACTTCTTACTACTGAACAAAAGGATTGTTTGGTTAAGTATTATACAACTAATAATGAAAGAGATTTTTCTGATTGGATGAAGAAAAGAATTGATAATATTCTTGATGAAGTGGCAGATAAGAAAGACAAAGTAGATAATGAAAAGATTAAAGAAAAGATTGAGTTGGTAGAAGAGAAATTAAGAACCATAGCAAAAGAAGAAATGGTTACTACTAATAGTTTAAAAGATATATTGTTAAGTTTAGAAATGAAAGATAACCTTAAACTTTTTTAGGGATATTAAATGAGTATTTTATCAGAACAATTGGTGATCAGCGATAAGGTTATTTCTAACGTTATAACGACAGATCCAGAGGCTAGATCTTTGACTATGAGAAATGGATATTATGTTGATCATAAAT